GCTCCTTGCTTCAGGAAGTTCTATTGCAGTATCACAAAATGCCTACTCCAAAATTTATAGTGGTGTGGATGTGCTAACGATTGTGAATACAGATAAAGATATTAAAAAACATATTTATGACAAAATACGAGGATTTGATAAAACAAAAAGCAAATAAAAACCCAATAGATTTAGATACTATTGCTAGAAAGTACAATATGAGTGTAACAGACGTTAAAAAACTAAAAGATGATCGAGGACCGTTAGATTTAACGCGCCAGATTGGTGAATTGCAGTGTGAGATTGCAGGATTAAAAACAAAAGTGCATGATGCAGAACTAGAAACATCTCTTGTTAAAGCGATTGGTATAAACTCACCGGAAATGAAAGCAGCCAAAGAAGAAATTAATGATCTTAAAAACAAAATGGCAGATTTAGAGGAAACTTTAAAATCTCGTGACTATACAAGACAACACGATTATAAATTTTTAATCGAAGAAAATAGAAGATTAGAAGAAGAAAGAAATGAAGTGGTTATGGATAACAAAAAACTTGCACACCAGGTTGAAGATCAACTTAGTCGTTTAAGAAAAGCAGGCATGTGAAAGAAATAGAACTTAAATATGGTGAAGCTCGTAAACGTGCACGACTTCGTTGGGCTAACAGCGAGCATGGAAAGGAATTATCTAAAAATTATATGAAAGAATATAGAAGTCGACCCGAGGTTAAAGCTAAGTATCATGAGTATTATGTAAAAAACAAAGCACACTGGGGAGAAATAACAAAAGCTAAACAACGGAAAGAAAATAACTGGGGTGGTTTTCGTATTAAAAGTGAAGACATTGCTAAAAATCATTATGAGTGGTGCAAAGCCAATGGCTATGATTCATCTTGGTACAAAAATGAAGACCTTCATGCTGTTAATACAGAAAGGTTCGTAAAAAATGCCAAAAAATAAAGATAAAGAATTACAAGAAATCTATAATAAAATTTTCGAACAATCGGTTAAACATATGAAGAAGTACGAGACTCAAATGGTTGCCGGTACGTTGATGGCGATTGCCATACGACTGTATCGAACCAGTCTTAGTGATGATGGTTTTCATTCAATGTTGCAAACGGTATTGGATTCTGAAGAAGATGTTAAGTCTTATTTTGACTTTAATGATAAGAAGACGGTGCACTAATGGGAAGATCGGTAAATAGTTTTAAAAGTTGGGCGAGTGGAAATATTACTGGAGGACACAACACTGAACCTGAGACTAAGCTTTTTACAGCGGTTTTATCTCAAGCGGTTCATGATGTTTTCTCCAATCATGTTGATGCCGTAGACAAAGACTCAGCCATGGATTTTTTAACAGAGGATAGCTGGCATCTGCGTATGATTTGTGAACTAGCAGGACGTGATGCGGATTATGTTCGAGGTAAAATTAGAAAAAGATTATTAAGTGAAGACGGCTGGAATGTAGACGGATGTAGAAAAGAGTATCGTGGCACACAAAGGGGTAGAAAAAGAGGCCCAAAATTTAAAAATAAACACTTGACATACCCATAATATAAGATAATATAGTAACTATGAAAGATAAAATAAGTTGGCAAGATAAAAGAATAGCAGCGATTAATCGTTGGAGTAACAAAAGAGGAATACCTTGTAGTGATACAAGTCCTTACTTTAATGAGTACAACGCTATTCTGAATTCTAAAGCCAGCAACAAGAAAGAATATAAAATAGAAAGGATAAAATATGGCAACACTAACTACAGTAGTTAGAATCAGAGAAAATAGTGGCAACAATGTATACGCATATATGGAAGCTGTTGTTTCTGATGCAAACAAAGCAAGCGAAGTAGCTCAAAAACTACAAGAAGCTAATGATCTTCAAAATGGAGATTATAAATACGTTGTAATGAGAGGCTCTTATTAATATGAGCTGTCTTATAAACGAAGAAAAACTAGAAAGACTTTATGAGGATTTTTTAGAAATCCTCAGTAAAGATAGTAAATTACCTTTAGAGCAAATAGAGAAAGAAGCGGCTTTACTGGCTCGAGAGGAATTTGACAAACAATAGAAAGGAGGAAAATATGCAAACAAATGTACAACCCAAAAACTATACGATTAAGTATTATTCTAAGTCGGATGGTAAAAGAGTAAAAAGACCGTACAATCCTGAAAGACAATATGAGTTCGTTGCAAAAAGCACTGGAAACTTAATCAAATGTTATTGGGACGAAAAAAAAGGTGCTTGGAGAAGATCGATTATAGAAAACATCGTCTCCATTAAACCTTTTAAAACTAAAAAAAGAAAGAAAGGTAAGTAGTGGCTAGAACACAACGATCTATAGATGGAAAGAAAAAGGAATGGATAGAGTATTATAAGAATAAAAATTTTTCTTATAGCAAAATAAAAGATGCTTTACATAAAAATCATAATATTAAAACAAGTAAAAGTAATATTTCTTTTCATTGTGGCGAGGATCAAAAATTAAAAGCCTTTGAAAGACATAAAAAGCAAACTGAAGGAATTCAAAGAAAAGTTCATAGTTTTATTTACCCTAAACGTAAGAGAACCGCTGAAATAAAACCAGCGACAAGAACCGATATACGAAAAAAAATGAGAGGTTTTCTTTATGCAAAAAAAGGTAAACGTGCCTTTAGAGACACGCATCTTGAAGTTAAACCTCCTGTTAACAGGATATGGGCTACCTTGGGTATGATTTGGCCAGGAATTACAGTTAAAAATAGAAATTTTCAAGCAGTTAATCAATGGACTAAACAATTTGATTTTGAGAATGGAAAACCCATTATGTTTCCTTTTGTCCGTTGCAGATTAAGTGGAGAAATTATTGACGCAGAACTTTCCAATAGTTCAGTTGATCACATTGATGGAAATCGCAACAATAATCGATTAGATAATTTTTCTTTTGTTAGTGATAAATATAATCGAATGAAGTCTAATTTTAATCACGAACTTTTATATAAAATGTGCGAAAAATTTAGTAAAATCTACAGAAAATATCATGAAACTCAATAGTCTTATAGAAAGCATCATCGACGTTGGCTCCGGTTTTTTACTGGCGGTTGCCATACAAGTGTTTATTTTTCCTTTTTTCGATCTTTACCCTTCGATTTTAGATAGTATTAATATTGCGTTAATTTTCACAGGAATTTCCATGTTGCGATCTTGGGTGTGGAGAAGTTACTTTAGGAGACGATATGAAACTCGTTAATTTGCTATTGTTCAAGAGTCGTGCTACACGTCAAGCTATGCACAATTCTCCCTATGATATACAAATGATGAGTATGTTTATTTTTATTACGTTGTATTTGATTATGGATATAATTTTTTAATGGACAAAAAATTTTACGAAATTATATACGATTGTATAGTCAGTGGTCAAGTGTCTTCTGATCGTATCGCTAAGTATCTGAAAGATAAGGGTTTTTATAAGTATTGGAAAAAAAGAAATGAAATGGAATAAACTTTATAAATATCCTAAAAGCTCGCGCTCTTTAATAGAGGGTAATCGTCACTATGATATTAGTAACGAGAAACTTCCTTCGGTAACGACTATTATTTCTCTAACGCAATCGGAAGAGAAAAAGCAAAGCTTAGAGCAATGGAGAAAAAGAGTGGGAGAGCAAGAGGCTGATAATATTAAAAATACCGCCGCTGCTCGCGGCACGTTGATGCATTCTTTTTTAGAGTATTATGTACGAGGCGACAAGCTACTAGACTTGAGCGACGAGGGGCAAGTGGCGAGCGGCATGGGGCAGGTGATCATTGATCAGGGACTTAAAGACATGGAAGAAGTATGGGGCAGCGAGGTGACCTTGTTTTATCCGGGTCTTTATGCAGGCTCAACGGATTTGTGTGGTATTTATTCTGGACGCGAAAGTATAGTAGATTTCAAGCAGACCAACAAGCCAAAAAAGAGAGAGTGGATAGATGATTATTTCGTGCAGCTAGGAGCGTATGCTATGGCCCATGACGTTGTTTATAAAACTTGCATCGATCAGGGTGTTGTGTTGATGTGTTCTAAAGACAAATATTTCCAAAAATTCACCTCTAACGGCAAAGAATTCACGAGCTACAAGCATAAGTTTCTGGCAAAAGTTGACCAATACTATAAGCTAAAAAAGTAATTACTCCTCTCAATTGTGGCAGAAATGTGTCCAAGGCGAAAAAAGCGTTGGTATACAACGATTCCTAAAAAATGGGCGAAAAAGCGTTGGTATATAAGGATTCTTATTTGAATTGTGGCAGAAATGTGTCCAAATCACAAAATGAACACAATTGGGGGCTTCAAAAATGTGGAACTTTTTTTCAAAAACCCGCATAAAACTGATTTTTACCACGTTTTCGAATCCTGTTTTAAGGCAAAAATGTGGAAAAATAGTCCAAAAACCCGCATAAAACTGATTTTTACCACGTTTTCCACATTTTACTTTTTGTTAAGAGTTGCTCCTAAGTCATTGATATATAAGGGAAAAACAATGTTTTACACGTTACCACGTTTTTCAAAAACTTTTCAGCTCCAAATGCTCTCGAAAGTATTTTACTCCTTATAATGTGGAATTAAGGTCAAAACGAGCCATTAATGGCTTAGAATAAGGAAAGTAGTTACCACGTTTTCAAACTTAAAAATGTGGAAAACGTGGTAATCGTTGGTAT